CGTGTTTCTGCATTTACACGAAGGGAACTAACATAAGAGGTCATTATGCTGATTGCCCATTGCAGTTGAATACACTTAGCAAACAAAAAAGCATTCTGCTTAATCAAATCAGTATAATCTTCATACACGGTAATATCAAAGTTGAAACCATTGTGTTCTGAAACAAAATCAATTTTTTCCAGGTCGGTAAAATCCGGCTCAGGGTTTCGAATATTACGGAAGCAAACTTCACTAATCGTTGTCATTCTTCCGGCTGTGTTGAAATCACGTTTCCATGGTTTCAATTCATCATTTACATTTCTGTAACCGATATAAAAATAACCTTTGTATGGAACATCGGAAGCGGAAATAACCCAATTCAAATCAATTGTTTTTACGTCTCCGTCCGCAAGTAATTTGTTTACCGTTGCGGATTTTAAAGCAACATCGCTTGAACTATGATACAACTCTAAAACAATACTTCCTACGCCTTGCATTTCGATAAGTGCGTTTGTGATTTTGAAAGCAATATTTTTTTTGTACGACAATTCGATTTGATACCCGTAAAAGGTATCGGCAACAATTGTTTCAACTTCTTTCCGGCTAAACGCATTTACAAATAGCTTATTCCTGTCTATGTAGGACGGTGTTTTGAATATTTGATGAATAACAGATGAAACCGAATCTTTATAAATTTCGGTCATTCGTTGACTCAACTCGGAGGTGTCCGCATTAATATAATCCTGCGATTCAATCCAATACTGCAATTTGAAATGTGGTATTTCATCCAAATACAAGCCACTTGATGAAGCTAATAATTCTTCATACAAAGTAATAGTAGCATCTAAGGGCTGCCGAATACCGACAAGCCCTAATAATGCCTCTTGTATTTTTTCGATTTCAAACATTCTTTATACGAAAGTAAATGCCTGAATGGTTGTTTCTCCGGCTACCGAAAGAGGTGCTTTAGAAAACGCAACTTCTTGGTAAATTTGAACCTCTGTTACTACGTCCTGAGTTGTACCACCTTTACTTGTTCCGTCTGCTCTTGTTTCGTAGCTATGAACCCCGTAAAGCAATCCGTCAATAGGATTCTGAATTGAACCGTAAGTATTTACAGTTGTTGAAACCCCTTGTTTGTACTTCGGCTCGATAAATGTAGCCGCTCCAATCGTGCCCTCTGCAACAACAATCCAAAACCCTTTTGTATAGGTTACATCGATTGCGGCTGCTTTTGCAGTTAGTCCAACATCCATGATGAAGCGAACGTTTGAGAACTGAAAAGATGTGTTTGCTGAGTTGCCCGTGCCTTGGTTGGCTTGTCTTTCAAACTCAACGAATGCAACAGGGTCACAAACGATTGTCATCGGCATACCTTTCCCGTACTTATTGGCGTACATCACAGCTTTCGTGATTTGGATTCCGGAGGTCAAATAATTTGTTGCGCTGATTTCGTAAACGTCATTTGTAGCGTCAAAAGTACCGTTAATCGCGGCAACATTGACACCTGAGCGGTTATCAACCAAATAACTTGAACTTTCGTCTTCCAATTGCTCAATGAAGTTGATAAACGTGTTTACCAATTCATTGTTCATAATGTCTTCTGCAGAAATTATTTTTCCATCTGCCTGCATGAGTGTTTTCGCAAACACATCGGAGTAAATACCCCAATCAAGCGTAATAACACCCGTGTCACCAACTGTTCCTGTGTGGTTGTGGGTTTTGGATGATCCTAATGCGCGAGAAGTTCGTTTGAAATAGTTCGCTTCATCTGCCTTATCGTCACGAATCCGTAAAGAGGCGTATTGGTCAAAAAATTGAGGGTTTGACCGCATGAATAAAAGCCACACTTCGGGTGTGTTAAATCGTTTATCTTGCTCGAAAGCCTGATTAACCATGATTTGCGCCTTTACCATCCCTGTGCTACTGTATATAGCCATGATATAAAAATTTAAGGATTAAAAAAAATAAAATTTCTGATTGTTTTGTAGCACCGCTACGGAGGTAAAAGCACCGCTTTTGTTTTACAAATGTAATTCAATTTTTTAATCAATCACAAAAAGGGTGAAATTTTTACAAAACACAGAAAAACAAAAAGGGCATCGTTTCCAATGCCCTGAATCAAAATGTGAAACTAATTTATCTATTATGCGTTCAAATCCAATTTGCCCTCATTGGCTAAATCCTGGCATTCTTTAGCAAAAGCCTGTCCTGTGGTTTGAACCCCGGCAGCTTGTTTTTCTGCTACGTATTGGGATAGTGGTTTTTTACCTCCAGCAGGTGTTGTATCGTCGCCTCCACCATTACCGCCCGAAGCACCCTTTAGGAAGTGCTGGTTTTTGGCAAAAAAATCTTTTGTTACATCCGAAAGTGGTAACGGGTCTAATGTGGTTGGGTTCTTCATCACCTGACCGTCTTCACCCAACACAACTAAACGCCCTGAATCATCAAGCGTTGTTTTTATTCGTGCTTCAAGGATTGTAATCATGTCTTGCTTAGGGATTGCAAGGTTTTCAGGTATAGCCCTTTCATACTCGCCTTTTCTAATTGTGTTTTGCTTGAACTCAACTAGCTGTCCTGAAAGCGTGTTTTTTTCCGTTTCAAGCCCTGAAATAGTGCTTTGCAATGTTTTAATGTCGTTTGTTAACTCCAATACTTTTTTGTCCGGCTCTATTTTAGCGGATTCCAAGGCTTTTTTTGTAGCCACTTCAACAAGTGCGCTTACTGATTTTTCACTTAACTCTGTGATGTCAATCTTTAGTTTTTCGGCTGCTTTTTTAACCGCGAAATCAGCCCCTACTTTTTCGTGAATTTCTTTTAAATTCGTTTCGCGAGTGGCAATTTCAGCTTTAGTGTTGATTACTAAATTTTCATCAACGATTGAGATTGGTTCGTTTTTTTCCATTGCTTGACTTACCAAGTCTTTTTGAACCTCAAATTCTTTTCCGGCAATGGTTATTTTAACTATTTCTGACATAAATTATTGTTTTTCTAATTCAATTGATTTTAAAATTTCGGCAACAATTTCAGACTTATTTAGCCCGGCAACTTCGATTTGTCTTTTGAAGGCGATTTCTTTCAATTCGCCCACGTTCATTTTTGAAAGCGTTTTTTCGTTCAATTCATCGGTTTGCTCTCCGTTTTCTTTTGCTAATTTTTTAGCCTGAAATTCATCGTTTAGCTTTTCATTAATCACTAAACGAAACAAACTGCCAGAGCCTTTTCTTCGTTCGTTGTAGTCCTCCATTCTGTCCTTGTCGAATGTTAAACCTTTTTCGATTACCTCAAAAACTTTTTCGTTGATTTCTCCATTTGTTTTAGAGTATTTAACCCTGTCACAAATCACTTGGGTGTGTAATGCACTCATTTTATGTTTAATTTAATTGGTTACTTGTTTTTTCGATTTTCTCCGGCTTATTTATCGAAAAATAATTTTGAAAATCCGCTTTTAAAACATCGATTTCTTTTGTTCCGTCAACTGTTTTCCACCATTCAGCAAAAAGAATTTTTTCGGCCGCTTTTTGATTGCCAAACAACATCGAAACTTCATCAATTGTAAAATGAACGAATGGTTCTATTTTGACTTTTTTTATCATTTGCTGCTGCATGATAACGTCCGATTTGTATTTGGTCAGCACCACTTCTTCAAGCATTTCATCTAAAACAGAGGTAGAAACGCCAGCCTCCTTTGACTTAATATATCGCTCCTGAACAGCGTCATAAGATTCAATGATATACCTTCGTCCGTATGTTTTAACATACTTGCTCGTGCTTGTCTTGTCGAAAAGCAACAAGACCCAATTGCCCAGCTGATTGTGTACCCATTGAACGGAATCAGCCATTGTATTTAGCTTATTGATTATTGGTTGTGTATCAATAAACTTTCCGGTTGCCGTTTCATTTTCACCCGACACAGATTCAACGTCCCAAATAGTGCGCTTCATTTGGGACTCGGTGCGGTCAAGTGATTTTTCGTACTGCGTCCATGTTTCGAGTTCAGGCGCAATAAATCCGGCTACATCACTACCTATTTTAGCATCATCTGTATGCTTTGGCATTGGCAGCACTATTTCGTCTGTAACATCGGATTTTGAAGCCGCTACACCTGTGCTATTACACGATTTGCACGCGTCACCATTCATTCCTGTTTTACCAACTCCGTTACATTCACGGCATTTTTGAGCGTAACTCCAAGGGCGCGGAAAACCTGATAAACATTTGTAAATTGTAAGCACCGACTTGTCACGGGCATAGTCTTCAAGTAATGGGATAATTTTGTTTATGTATGGTAATCGGATTTCAATACCAGGTTGTTCAATTGGTGAAATAATTATTGCCGGAACTTCTTTGAATGGGTGATCAAATGTTTTTTCCGAATCAATTGTAAACACGTTGTTTTCTTGAATAACAGTCCAATCACTCACATCATCAACTATTCGCCAAAAATATTTATTGCTATTGGGTTCTTTGTCTTTTACTGGTTCAAAAACAACGTATTCCAATTTTTGACCATTCGGCACGTAATGCCTAATTTTATCGATCGACTTGTACGTGGGGTAAACATCAATGACCTCGTTTTTTATTTTATATTCAAGCATGATCAATCCGTTAGGGTCGATGTCGAGCAGTTGGAAATAGTTTTCAGCAAGATATTGGGATAATGATTTTGTACCTTTGATTTTTGTGAGTTTATCAGCAAATTTAGCTTTTACAGATTCATTATTTGTGATTATTAATTCGCTACCACCAGATGATTGAAAAACATTTTCACGCTTACCAATAACCCGTTCAACTACATCCCGAATATCTTTTGAATACTTTTTCCTTGCTGTTGCTCTTTTTGAATGTTCGATGTGTTCGATTTTCTCGATTAATAAATCAAGAAATCCATCACCCGTAACAATTGCGTTTAATTTTTTGGCATTTATTCGCGCGTCAGTGATCCAGCCAATTTTTGTTTCAGAATGCTTTTTTGCTAATTTAAGAACTTCTATTTCGGTAAGTGTCATATTCTAATCTTTAATCAAACTAATCGCCCCATATCTAAACGCGTCCGGAAGATGCGAGAATTTATGATTTGGTACGTCTTTTTTTCCATCCATCCAACAATAATTATCGAGTGCCTCTCGCAAATTTACACTTTCTTTGGTAATGATAATAGTGTAGCCTTGTAAAAGTTTTATATCTGCTAAAACAGAGCCGGGATATTTTCGGCATTTTATAGAGTTTAAGCCGTATTCTTGTAAATCTTCAATCGTTCGTTTTGAGTTTGAATCACCAACTATCACATCATATCTGCCTACGCGCTCCATTAAAATTTGACAAAGTGCGCCTGTTGAAAGTCCGTTTTGAAATAAAATTTCATGCAAATAAATTAGTTTTCTTCCGTGGTCAACGGCTACTTTTACGGTTGCATCCTGATCGCTGCTTCCAAAGTCTTGACCGTAGCGATATGGTAATGATGCGTCAAACTCACCAAACCTCCAATCCGGATAAATAACGCCCTCTTGTTTTGGTTTGAAAAATCCTAAAATATCGTATTTATAAATTGCCCAATCCTTAACTATTTGCTTGTCTAATTTATCTATGTAGTCTTTGCTTGTCGCCTCGTAAATCTCATAATTCAACCTTAGTTTCTCAAACTCTGCCCAGTTTTGAGGTGCAACATTTTTTTTACCGTTATCTAAATAGGTCGTATGAATGTACATCACATTATCAATCACTCCGTTAAAATCATCCGGCACACCTTTGTAAAACTTGTCGTACATCCAATGTAAACGGCTTGGTGGATTAAATGCGATAATAGCCAAACATTGCACATCTTTAGCTCTCATTGATCGCTTAATCTTTACCCATTCCTCATAAGATTTTAATTCCTCGCCCTCGTCTGTTTCAAATATGGAATAATTTTCAAGTGATTTTAATTTAGCTGTTTGGCCTAAAGATGCCGTTTGTTGCCCTGTAATTGTGATAAGTCCTTTTGCATCGGGTGCTTTTACCGCGAACTCATTGTTTGCAAAATCAAAATCATTAGAAACACCTAATTCATTCATTCGGTTCACCAAGGCAGATTTAATGGAACTATCGGTAGTACTCATTACTTGCCTTGTAAATAAGATTCTATGGTTAAAATCTCGTGCTGCAACTACATTCATACTCGAAAGCCCGAATGTTTTACCGGATTCTCTACCTCCACCAATTAAAACAGTATCGACTTTTGAAAGCGATAAATAGTAGTTTAGGTTTTTTGATTGGTTTTCCGAAAGTCCTTTGAATTGAAGATCGTTAATTTGCTGCTCACAAGTCGGAGGGTCGTTTATCTTGTCATGTTCAATTAAAAGTTTTAACTCCGATTGTTCATCATCATTTAATCCAATGTTTGAAAAATGCTCAATCTTTTCCCAAGCATGAAGTAGATGAAAAAGAGGTTCATACTTCTTTGTAAACTCAATCGCCACCGTGAGGGTCTTTGAATGTTATAGGGATTCGTTCGGTATTGATGTTGTGATTAGTGCTTGCTATTTCCGTTTTATCAATCCAACCCATGTTTTTAAGCGCAAAAATAGCCCCTGTTGTATTGCCTTGTATCAAACTTTCCTCGTAAAGCGATTCGATAAAAAGACGCGCTTTTTTTATTATGTAAGAATATTCCGGTATTTTTTCGTTGTCATAGAATGATTGACGTGATTCATATCCACAATGGATGCATAAACCCGTTATCGTTGGCATCGGTATATCAACAGTTTCTTGTTCGTCTCCTTTGCCTATTATAACTGTTTTTTTTCGAACACCGTTTTTAAAGTAGTCATCAATCAAAGAGATTAAATCTTCAACTGTTTTTACAGTTCTTGGTTTTCCTACTGACGGGAATTTCAATATCGGTTCGGGTTCAATTATTGTATTGTGCTCAGTTTTATTTTCGGGGTTTTGTTTTGCTTTTTTCTTAGCAGGATTTTTTGTTTTCGGCTCATTATTGCCACCTCCAGCGTGCATTGAAGTTCCGTCCGGTTTTTCTTTAAACGCTCTATATTTTGGATCGGACATTACAAAATAAAAAGGTAAACAATCGAAAACATGACCCCATAAAACACACTACCAACAACTAAATGCCTGAACAAATCAGTTTTTGCGTGTTCATAATTATAGGTTACAGAAAGTGAGTGAGAATACAACCACGGATCCGGAATTAAATAAATCCGTTCAATGAAAATCGCAATGCCTAAAATAATCAGCTTGGTATAAAGCTTTGTTTTGTCAGGATAAAGATTTAAAAAACCGATATGAATACATTCTACGGTTACGATTACAGCAAACCACAACCATAGGAACTGAAACCCGACAATTGAAATCGCGATAAGAAGTAAAATTATAAGTGTGTTTGCGAGTGTTTTCATTGTTGAAGTGATTTTGATATTTCCTGTAAAACTATTTTTTCATGCTCTGTAAATTTTTCTTTCATTCTGTTTTCAGCGTCACGGTCAAACGTATCAACATAGGTGACGCTTTCTATTTCATCAATATAATTCATGTACTTTTTGAGTAGTTCAAATTCCTTGTCATTCATAAAGCAAATATAAACAAAAAACAAATGCGCCAACATAAATCAGCGCATTCCTTACCTAACCTCATTAATTCAACTTTATGAAAACAACTCCGTTGGAGGAATTGAAGTACAAATATAATAAAAATTAATATTGAAGTACAAATATAACAAAAAAAAGCGCACCGGATGACTGATGCGCTTTAAATAATATGGAAAGATTCATTAATTCGTTTCGAAACTACACCAACCCGGTCGCTTTAGATAATTGGATTGGATCAGACTGGAAGTCAACGGAACTTTTAAAATAGGTAAGAATGTACCCGGTAAGTAATTTAGTTCCGCCATATTCCTGATGTCGGGAAAATGGTTAATTTCAATGACAACAAAGTCAGTTGCTCGGTTATCCGAAGTTATCAACGCTTCATTGTTTGCAAATTGGCTTTCAGTAACCAAATCAACAACGGTCAAACCGTCATCAATCTGCGTAACAAAATCCTTGTTCTGTGCCACCGGAATATTTGCGTGTCCGATGCTGAATGTCGAAATTAATCCGAAAAACAGAAATGCAATTAACAATTGTTTCATGGCGATAAATCTACTAATTTTTTTTCATAATAAATGATTTTTAGTTAAAAATAATTTGAACATCAAATATAGCAATAAATTTCAATTGTGGTGCTGATTGATGTAATATATAATGATTCTAAACAACAAACCCCGAACATTTCTGAACGGGGTTTTCTTCTACTTACAAGCGAATGGTTTTGTTACTAACTTGAACCCTGCGCGAAACCCACCATATAATTATCGGTTTTATTTCGCGTGAACCGATTGGATGCCCTGCTAAAACTCAAATCAAACCATTCTATTTATGGGTGTGCGAGTTAGGGAATCGAACCCTCTCTTTGGCTTTTCAAACCAACGCTCTACCAACTGAGCTATCCACGCATTTGTCAACTCTTACGCGGTTGACTTACGACCTCTTACCCTGTGTACTTAGGGGTCAATCACTGGGAGGCTAGCTTTGTTCCCGTAAACCAAACCAATGACGTACGGGAATTACCTAAAAGTTTAACAGATTCAAAGATACGAATTATTCCTGATTAAAGGGAAAAATATCAACTATTGCTGTTTCAATAACTGAATTAACTTTGAAATCTACTATTAATGTTGATAGGGATTCAAGAAGTCTTTCGCTTGCTTCTTTAACTGTGTGTGCAGAAACAAGGAAATTTTGCGAAATTCGTTTTTTACGCTCTGAATCGCCATCATTTGAATCGTAGGATATTTTGCATTTAAACCAAATATCGCTGTCCCCATAATGGAAAATATCATGAAAATCCGTACGGGCAATATTCGTTACTACAAACTCACCGCGAATTACGGAACCCAATTCTTCATAAATCCGCGCTTCAGCATCGGTGAATGTCATTGCAGCTAACAAATAAGGCTCTGAAACCCGTTTGAATGCTCCGTTTTCAAGCTGTTTTGTGTACTTTACTTTTACTGTAAACCAATTATTCATACTCTTTCACTCGGTTAACCCAACACCGAAAGACTATTGTTTATCCAAAATCTTCTTCTATCATTTCTTTTTCGCCTGTGCAATGAATACACAAACCATCAATTAAAGAGGTGTTTTTTAGTCCACATTCTTCGCATTCGTTTTCTTCTTCCCAAGGCATTACTCCGCTCATATCTCAAAAAATTAACCCTCCCTAAGAACACGTATTCGGGAGGGCTTGCAATTTATTTCCGTTATCACCATGCCCTAACGGATTGGGCTTTATTTATTGTTGTAGTAATAATTATGAAAGTAAATTTTAGCCTTAGTTGCTACGGGCAAAACAAAACTAAGCACCAAGATTACCGCAATAACCTTGACCGCGCACCAAAACAGTTCTTTATAGGTTTGTGGTGCTTTCATTTTCCGCTTGTTTTAAAACAATCACCTCACCATGAGGAACTGAAATATAATGAGGTTTATTGGCTATCTTGTAGCAAGTGATATAAACACCTTTGTCCTGTAAGATTCCAAATGTTTTCGCTTGTCCGATTACCATTTTACCCGAAGCTAATTCAATTGTAACCGTATCTCCGGCGTTACAAGGCTTGAACAGGTCGATGTAGTAAGCTTTATACTTGCTGATTTCTTCATCAATAGCCTTTTTTCGCTCTTTGAACTTTTCGATTTGTTCAAAATAAATTTTTGCATCATCATTTGCAAATTTTTGTTGTACTTTCTTTTCCATAATATTCAAGTTTATTAAATTAAAGTTGTTCATGTTCTTTTTTTGGAGTGTATTTTATAAACTTACCCCACTCCCTTGATAGGGCTTGTATTGTAATAAAATCTTTTTCTGTCAAATCAAACCACTCGCCATTTATCCTTCTTTCCTTTAGTATGTCGTGAAAAAACAGCTCGCACTCATTCATTTTTTTAGTTAAAATATATGCGTAAACCTCTGTTTTAAAAGGAAGCCTAACGTCAAAAATGTTTTTTCTTTTCGATAAATCTTTTGTTTTTCCTATCTTAAATCCAAAGTCGGATTTTAGAAAGTAAACGTATTTATCTCTTTGTAGATCAACATGTCTTTCTATAAAATTATCCTGAAAAAGGCACTTTTTAGTTTCTATAAATCGAAACTCTAAAACAGATGTTAGGTTTTTATTTATGGAAAAAGATAGTTCGATATTTTCATTTTCTATGGATATCCTGTACTTATCGGCTCTTTGGCTTATATCTCTTTTGACATACCCACATATCGCCACCTCTGTCCTGTGTATTTTCATAAGAAGAGAGTTGAATAGTTCAGTTATTTCGCGTTTCATATGTCTTCTTCCAATTAGAAAATCAAACATATGGACATTAAATTGTCTAGTTAGTTCTTGTGTTAATTTATTCATTTTGTCGTACATAAAAAGGAAGTCACCGCAAAATTAGTACGACGTAAGAATGCAGTGATTTAAACTTCCTATTAAAAAATCTTTATTTGTGCCGTACTAATTGCACAAACCTACGTATTATTTTTGGTTTGGCAATGGGTTGTTTGAAAAATAATCTATCAAAACAGTTTCGACAAAATTACTTACCGTTCGATTTTCTTTTTTAGCGTATAAATCCACTTTGTCGGCTATCTCTGCTTTAAGGCTAATTGCCTTTACTTTTGATTTTCGGTTAGTCACAATTATTGGGTTTTAGTGTTGATTAATTCTATTTCAATTTTTCGTTTCAGGCACTCATTTACAAGCTTCAAAGCGTAAATGTGTTTTCGGGCATCTTTGTTTTCTCGATTTAAGTCTGTGTATTGAAAAATCAAACTCGCGTCACACTCCATTGACTCCCTTATTTTTTCCAATTCTATTTTTGATTCATTCCAAAGAATTGATTTTAGTGGGTCTTCAATTTTTGACGCTAAATTACTGTTACGAACAAGGTTTATGGCTCTTATTCTTTCGGTAAATTCAGTTGATTGAATTAGGCACTCTTGGTATTTTTTCAAGTTTTCATTAATAAATTCTTGCGCTAAAATCAAACCTTCCTGCTTTTTCATTTCTTCATCCTGAATTTTACTTATTTCCCTGTTTTTAAATTCCTGAGCCGAAACATACCGCTGAATTGGTGATAGTAAATCAGCAACGGTAATGGTAACTCTTCTTTCGATTTCAATTCGTTCAAAGCAATATTTTAGTTCCTGAATTGTCAATTGAAAAAACTTTTTTCGGATTTCCGATACAGCTTTGTCTAAAACTATTTCAGGAATTGAGGCTGCGTAAATTCCGTAAAACAGAATACAAGCATCCCGTAATATCTCAAAAACTTCAACGGCACATTTTTTTTGATCGAGCTTATCTGAAATTCGAACATCTGAAAAATTTTGGAAATCCGCTGCAACAATGTTAATTCCCTTGCTCGCTAATTTCCCTATCAAGTCTGTCTGAAACTCCTTTGATTTGATCTCGGAGTATGTCGTCAACTGTTTGTTTTCTTGTGATTGTTCCATTGTTTTGATTATTAATTTTTACCCATTCCGCTTTAAATCCTGCCCAACTTCCGCCAGCGGCTCGCGCAATACATTCATTTGCTGTCAATCCTGATTTTTCAATTTCGTTTTTTATGGTTTTGAATGCCGTTAGCGTATTGGCTGCCTTTTTCTTTTTTCGCACTTCCATCCAATCCGATGCAACCTGATCTTCAACTCCGAGTTCGATAAGGGATTTTTTAAAGTCGAATTTTTCAGAAGAAGGAATTACTCCCGAAATCGAAATTTCGGGTAAAATATTATTATCTTCTTTTAATTCTTCTATTTCTTTATCTTCTTTAGTTGTTGCCCTTTTGCTTGCCCCTCGCTTGCCCCTCGCTTGCCCCTCGCTTGCCCTTTTGCTTGCCCCTTGCTTTTCATCTTCTTGCAGTTTATCCCATTTTACAAGGGTTATAAGCTGCCCGTTTGCTTGCCCCTTCCTTACCACTTCTTTACAATCTTCTAATTTTTTAGTTGAATTTCTTAATTGCTTCACGGATAAGCCCGTTTCATTTGAAAGGTGTTCCCAACTCGTAAATAACTGACCTTTGTTGATTATCATTCCCCTCCATTTTTTTTGCTCATAGTTGACCGCTACAAGTAAATAAATGAGTAGTCGGGTTGTGTTATGGTCGTCCCACCATTCCCACTTTAAAAGAGACCTATGTAACTTAATCCAACCGCTCATTTTTATTGCTTATTACTGAATTATATCCGTTTTCAATCGAATTAAATTCACGTATGTACTTTGATTCAATCGAAAATACTTCGGTGTCTGAAATATTACTTGGTAGCTCTTCCAAAACCTCAAAACTCCAACCGCTTAACTTTGTCGCTCTAATGTATAAGCCAAACGGTGTTTTACTGTGTTTTAAATGGTTCCACCAACGAAAGAACGGTGCGTTTTTAGTTTTACCCACATAACATTTAGCTGTTGATTTTTCGGTAATCTTGTAAATATAAACCGGACTATCTGCATTTATGTAATTCAAATCATCAGGAAAATCTACATTTTTAAAGTAACTGCGTTTAAAATTTTCGTAACAATCAGGTAATGTAACTATGTCATTTCCGGTTTTGTAATCATTGCCACAAAATATTTTTCCTTCAAACTTTTGGCTTTTTAAGGGTCTTGAAATATATTTGTTTTGGTGTACATGACCGCAATAATCGCATTTCCATTCGCCCTCATTTATTTCGTCTAATTCGTATTGATACAACGGAAATATCACAACGTAAAAAAATTGCGCTTTATCGTTTTTGGTTTCCTTTTCATAAACCTTTCCATTTTGAAAGAATTGAGGGTATTTTTCAAGTAAAATTTGCTTAACCATATCTTTTGATTCAGCGACAATTAAAGGCTCTCTAATAACCTCAACCGTATCAAGTCCTGTGTGATGATCATCCTTAGCTGCAATTGATTTAACAACTCGAATGAATGCTTTAAAATAAATTTCCGGCATAAGCTAAAATAAAAAATACCCAACGAAAATAAAAAATTCAAATGTTAGCACAGGCACAAACAAGCCTCATTCAAATTTTCTACCTCGCTGGGTAATATTAATAATATGTGATTTTCTTTTTGCATGATGTTTGTTTTGGGTGCTAACCCGTTTACAAATATACTAATTATTTTGGAATGGCAATTGGTTTAGGTGTGTTATTTATAATTTTCAAAATCTGTTGCATTATCTTTTCGTAGCAGGCGACAATTACGCTGTTCCCTGCTTGTTTGTAGAGTTGAGAATCGGATATTCCGGTAGTGATACAATTATCTACAAACGAATCAGGAAAATCCATCAAACGGAATGATTCGAGAGGCGTTAGTTTGCGGAGGACTTGGTTTGTGTAGATATTTGCATCCGCGTTTCCTTTGGTTAGTGTTGGCACTATTCCAATTGAATCATATACCCGGTTATGTTGTCGCGGTTGGCTACCAAATTCTTTTGCTTCGTTCATCTGTATTATCTTTATCCCCTCACCTTTGTTTGTTGATAGTGTTGGGCTAATTCCATCGCTTGAATAAACATTTCCATTTTGACCGTTGCCAGACGGATTTGTATTGCCTAAAAGCAAAATATTATCCGATATATCTAAATGCCCTGACGATTTATTTAAGCAGCTCGCAATGTCTTTTTTGCTTTTAAAATTAACCTTACCACCATTGAAATTATCCGAACGATTTAGTAAGTAGTCAATCATTTTCTCACTCAAATTATACTTCTTATCCGGATTCACTTCCAAAACATCAGTTAAACATTTGGTCAACGGAATCTCACAGGGCCAGGAGAATGAATTATCTTCATCATCCCGAATACCAACGATAAAAACACGCTCCCGATTTTGAGGCACATTGAAATCCGTTCCGTTCAAAACTTTGAAATAAATGTGATAAGGTATGGAATCGGCATCAGGAAATATTACAGGCACACCGTTAACCGATTTTCCACCAAGTAAATTAATCCATTCCTGAAATGTTCTACCGTATGCAGCATCTTTGTTTTGTCTGTCATGTGAAAGCAAGCCCTTGACGTTTTCAAAGATGAAAAATCGGGGTTTATTTACCTGAATAAATTCATGTGAATTGAAAAACAAGATTCCGCGTTTATCAAGTTTACCTTGTCTTTTTCCGGCAATCGAAAACGACTGACAAGGTGGCGAAGTTACGTAAACATCAAGGTTTTGAACGGGTATTTCACGTTCGTAAACATCGGTAGGGAAATATTTTGGTTCACCGTAATTCGCAATAAATGACTTCCGGGCAAACTTATCCATTTCACAAGCAAATACTTCATCATATTCAATGCCTAATCGAATTAAAGCCTGATTAAAAGCCCCTACTCCGCTAAAATCGCTTGCTATTGTCATAATTCAAGTTTTGTTTGTTCAACTTAATCGGGAAATTGAAGTGTTAAAGTTGCCGATTTCTCATTGACAATATCGCAGTGATTTTTCTCATTTATCGTAAAATACGATTCTTTGAGTTCAATTGAAATTGATTTTCTGTTCATTTTTATAGCCTGAAAACCCTCGCTTCCAATACCTCCAAACGGACTAAAAACGGTTTCACCCTCATTTGAATAAAGATGAATTACCCTTTCAATCGTATCGAGTTGTAACGGGCAAATGTGCTTTTCATCATTCCCACCACGCCCGGAACGATATTGCAAAGTTCTGCCATAATCAATATCCAACCATACGGGAGAAGCGTACTTTTGCCACAAATCAACAGGCAAATAATTGGGTTTATTATGGTCTTTGTCTTGGTGCTCAATAGGTGTTAAATTTTCGCCCTCATTTCGGAAAAATAGAACATAATCAGGAATCCCAACGCGCGACATTGAACTGTCTTTTTTTATGGTTTTATGAAGCAATCCGAGTGCTTTTGTCCGTTGCATTTCAGTAACCGGATTTTTCCAAATTGTTGTGCGCGAATGGTAAACAAATCCTTGTTCTTGAAACCAATCAATCAACATTCCAGAAAAATCACGAAGCCCGATATAGCCCTCTTTTCCTTTTTGAATTGGTAAATCCATACAATGAATAGCGCAAATTCTGCCCGGCTGCAAAATCCTTTTTATTTCCGGGATTAAGAATTTAAAATGCTGCTCAAATTGCTTGTAGTTGGCTACGTTTCCCATATCTTCCGCTTTATCTGAATATACATAAAGTTCAGCGAATGGAGGGCTAAAAACACACAATCCGGCTGAATTGTCAGCTATTTTTTTTGATTCCTGCACGCAATCACCGTTTAATAAATGGTAATCTTCTGTTTTTACTTCTTTGCTTTTCACGGTAAATTTTGATTTAGATTTTTTGTAATTAGTTTCTGTGGAATATTTCGACATTTCGGATATTCTTTCAAAATGCTGTTTTTCCTTTTCTAAAATTGTGGCACGTACATTTATTTGACTTTCCGGCACCAAAATATGTACGGTTACTTTGTTCTTTTGCCCAAACCTGTAACAACGTCTTACAGCTTGATAAAATGCCTCAAACTTAAAATCATAAGACATAAAAACCATTTGATTGCATTGTTGGTAGTTCATCCCGAATGATGCAATTGAGGTCTTTGTAATCAATGTTTTAAATTCAGAATCTCCGAAATCGTTTAAATTTTTGGCTTTTATTTCCGGTTTATCCGAACCCTGAACGTTTTTAGAATCGGGCAATAATTTACAAATCGCATCTGTTTCGTCATTTTTTAATCCCCAAACAATCCATTGATTTTCGTTTGAATTTACTAACTCAACTGTTTTTTGAATACGTAAATTAAATGACTTACTTAAATCTTTGTGTAAATCGGTTGCGCTTACTGATACATCACCAAACAAATTTCCACTATCATTTTGAACCGGAATAATATGTTCAATGTATTCGATTTCAGGTAAAAAATAACCATCGCCATCGAATCCGAGTGTTGCCGGATTATCGATTGCCATTGACCAACTCGATACGTATTTCCAAAATGGATCTTGCGCGTGTTTTCTCAACCTCCATTTACTTGTTTCGCCTCCATCGTGAACGAAATACATTGCAAGCATTTCCAAATAAGACATTGCGCCCAAAAATTCAGAATGTTGCCCTAATTCCATGTGGTCGTTTGGGCTTGGTGTAGCCGTGCAACAAAGTTTATACGGGGTTGATTTAAAAGCTTCGATTATGTAGTTTGATAGCTTACCATCCCGACCTTTTAAAATGCTACTCTCATCTAATACAACGCCTGAATAAATAGATGTGTCAATGTTTTTAAGTTGCTCAAAGTTATCAATATCAAAGAAATCTATGCCGATATTGAATTTAACATTTTCTCTTTTAGTTTGTTCAACAACAGCAAGCGGAGCAAGTATAATTACCTTTTGCCCTGTTTTTTTACTTACTTGGTTTGCCCATTCCAATTGACAAAATGTTTTTCCTAATCCGCAATCAAAAAACAAGGCAAATCGACCTTTTGACAATGCAGTTTTCACGGCATATTTTTGAAAGTCTTTGAGTAATGTGTTTAATTGGGATTCTTTAATTTCAAAACCACTTTCGATAAATGATTTTTCTTTTGTTTGTAAAAATTCTTGATATTCCATTCTATAAAATTTAAAATGCCCCAATCTGAACCATTACTTTCAAATTGAGGCATTCGGGTTAAATAAATCTAACCTAAGCTTTTTCATGCCGGTAATGGACGGCCTACAAATATACTAAACTATTTCGACTTAGCAAGCAAAATTCGTTCGTATAATTCGCGGTCAAACGAAATTCTAATAACTTCGGGATTCTGTTTTTGCTCAATCCATTTACAATGCGTACAATGGATGAAATGAGTTAGTAAGATGTTCACGATGCACAACCTTTAGCTATCAACCAACCCAACCCAATAAAAGCCATACCCACTATCAAATACAGGGTTGCCATTAGCTTTTCTTTAAAGCGCTTAACCTCATGTGCTTCCTCTGCTTCGGTCATGATTTGGGATTCATCGTACACAGGCATTAGATTCGCATTGTAATATACCACCGTAAGCGATGGTGTTCCGTGTTGGTAATGAAATACACAGCTACCGTCTGTGAATGATTCTGAATCAGCTCTCCAGTCGTTGCCGCAAAGCGTTCTACATCTTTCAATATCTCCCCCAAACATCATAGCTATTTTGCCATTTTTGAGGCTGGAATTTTTCTGTTTTTTCATTGGTTTTCACGTATTAAAATGGTATATAATTGCAAACTGTCTTAAAAATTGTTTTTCAGCTTCGGCAGCACTCATATAATTGATGCTCGAAACTATTGAAGATTCTTTTTTCAAAACAAAAGTATCAAACTCAATTTGTAATAGACCCTTATCTATCTCTTTAATTTCAGGATGAAAAGGGTATTGAAATCCGAATTTTTTAGAAATAGCTTCCATAACTCGGTTTTCTTGAAACTTATAGTCGGGTAACATTCTTTTAAACGGTGACGGCATATCACCCAAATAAGCCTCCGAAGCATCATGTAATAGTGCTGCAAGCTTATTTTCTTTTGAAGCTTTTAATGATGCGTAGTAAGAATGTTGAGCAACCGAATAAGGTTTAGGTAAATGCCCTGCAAATCTGTTCACATGAGATAAGGCGTGTGCAATATCTTCAATACAAATAGTTTCAGGGTCAAGTATTTTTAAACCAAAATATTTTCCTGTAAATGTTCTGATTGAATTTTCTGTGTATAAGTTTTCTTGTATCATCTTAAATTCTTATTTCGCTCCCGTAAATTTGGGGCTTGGTTTTTAGTTTATCGTTTAATGTCGCAATGTCAGCACTCAAATTATTGACCTCGCTTATTTTCGCGTACCAATCTTTATGCTTCGTACCCATTTCGACTAATTCAGCGTGTGCTTTATCGTAAAGGGCTTGTTTGGCTTTGATTTTCGCGTTTACTATTTGGGTGTTAGTTAGTTTCGCGTGGGGTGTTTTGTAATTTTCTGGTTTCATGGTGTTATGGTGTTTGTTTTCCAAAATGTTGAGTTGCCTTATTAAAAGTTGCTTTGTATGATCTTATCTCTTGCTTTTGAACGGGGGTAATTTTTTTGTAAAATTTAGTCCTTTCTACGCCTACCAATTTACAAGAAACCTCAATTGTATTTCCCTTTTTCACCTTATCTAAAACTTTTTCATAGGTAGGCGTAAAGTCTATTTCGTTTTTTGCTCTTGGTTTATAATTCGGGTTTTTTTCGTTGTGTTTCTTTTGGTAGCAATTTCTACACATGTTTTTAGCAATAGATTCTTTTCCGCATTCGCACGGTTTTTTGGGCACGGTTATTTTTTTAGGTTTTTTGCTGCGGTGCTTTTGTTGTGCAATCTTTCCTTTGGTGTCGTTATACAACTTCAAAGATGCTTTTCCTTTTGGAGTTTGCCTCATTTTTCTTTGATAGCAAGCCCGACACATTTTTTTGGCGCGAACACCTGTTTTTCCGCAGTTTTCGCATATTTCTTCCTTACTCATACTCTCAAAATTAATATCGTTGCTACTTTACTTGCTCCATTCCATCCAATCGCGTGAATAAAGCCCTTTACTTGCTTTATTTGTGTAACGCTATCGAATAGGTCAAATGAAACGTTTTTATTGCTTCCTACTCCGCTGTTTGCTAAATAAGATACTATTTTGCAGTTAGCCAAACTTTCAGGTTCAAATACCGTTTCTTTCTTTGTGCGGTAAATCGTTGTTTTGCGTGTTGGGATTTGCTTCGTTGTTTTCATAACTCAGTATTTTAATGACGGAAAAGCGTTGTGATGTATGCGGTGCTTTTCAATTAGTGCGTTAAAGGATTTTTCGTTATAAAACAACGGTTCTCCTTTTAATTCCTGAATTTTATTTTCAGCAATCATGCCTTGCATTTCAATTTCTGCTTGCAACAAGGTCATTTTAAAGTAAAGCAATTCCGCTTCATTTTCTTGTTCGTATGACATAATCTCTAATTTTTTACCCACCAAAACCAGTGGGTTGTGAAACATTATACTGAATACCTATCCAAAACCAATATGCTTTACCTTTGCGTTCTGAAAATTCGGCTTGTTTTGACTTGGCAAAATCAAATGAACGCTCTAAAAATTTCTCAAAGGTTTTAAATTCGGTATTCATAAACTGCTCAAAATCTAAGTTGCCACGTGGTTTAAAGTGTGGTTGAGCGTAGAAGTTCTCGCAATACTCGTCGCGTTCTATTTCTGTCATTTTATTGAAGAAATATTCGCCTGTTTGGGTTGGTGTGGTCATAAACTGTTTAATATTTGGTTTATTTCATCTTCCGATAACTCGCTAACCACCTTGTAACCTTTACTGATTCCATATTCCAAAACAGCTTTTACTTCTTGTTTTGTCATACTTTTTCCGTTGTGTTCAAATGCTTTGTAAGATTTATTAATCTGATTTAAGCATCCTTTAATATCTGCATCCATTTCTCAATAATTTAAAGTCACCATAAGGCAGCGCAACGATGAAAATTGTTAGTTGTTTCATTTTAATCAAATTCAGGGTTGATACATTTGTTATTCATGGACTTATTTTGTCCTTTTTCAAAGTAATAGATTACGATGTTTGGCATATTGGAACGTCTTTTACTTTCAATCCCTCTCCGCAACTCTGCCGAATTACGGGGTGTGTGTTTTGGTTTTGTCATTTTAATGAATTTTACCGATTCGGGATTTAATTTTCTTATCATATTCAGCAAGGTAGATTCGGCATAATTTAACCCGTTCGATTGCTGATTTTATAAATTCAGGATCCGCTACCGTATTATAGGCAACCCATTTTTCACTATCAGGAATGCTTGAATACATTATCTCATTTCCATAATTTGCTTCTTCAGGCGTATCCATTAAGCCGAAAAACAATAGTCCTTTTGGTTTATTCCAAAGGTGGCAATATACTTTTAACTGCATTTCGTATGCTTCGTCTAATCCCGAAATAACCTGCTCATGAAGTGTTTTCACGTTCCAAGGGGCTTTTACATCAACAATTAAATCAGGAAATTCCACATCGCACGAACCGATAAAATATTCATCCGAACGCTCATGTTGATTTTTTTGAGCCAATCCGTAGCCGATTTTTTCAGCCATAAATTCAATTAAATCAAACTCAACCATGTTGCCTTTGTCGGTATATTTTGACCAAACCTGTTCATTGTCGTTTGCGTACCACTCATGTAAAAAAGTTTTGGCGGTCTGTGGTAATTCAGGCATTTCAGCTTTCAAAATCAAACCCGAAAGTTCGTCTTTCATGTTTTGAGTTAAAGCCTTAGCTAATGGGTCTGAATTGCGTAATTTCAATTCGTTAAGCCTGTTTTGTTGCGTTTCAGTAAGTCCCATCTTACCCATAATTTTATGGGTTTGGCTTGCGTGAATTTTAAATATCCTTTCCATCTGTCAAAAGTTTTTCTATTTCGGTTGATACTTCGTATTTTTCTCTGATTTGGTCAATTGTGAATCCTGATTTTTGAATAGCCGTTTTGCATTTGTTGAAATTTTCATCACCTGCAACCAAATGTATTTTTTTGAATGTCTTGAACCGCACTACGTAGCCGTGTCTTGAATCTTTTTGAGCGTACAAAACAACGGGCTTATTTAGCCAATTATCCATTTCGGTATCGGCAAATTCCTTGCATAGAAACTTACCGTTTGTTTTATTGAGAATAACAGGTTTATAAAGGTCTTTACCTCCTATTTCTTGTAGGTAAATAGCTGATACAACCTGTTCGGCTTGCTTGTTTTGGTCAAACGTTTTAGCATCGTTTACCTTGGTTATTTTAACGACCATTTCCGGTTTTAGTCCGTTAAATGATGTTTGTAAATCCTCACCACTTATGTAGGCAGAATCATTATTTTTTTTCCAATGTGCCATTGTCTTAAAGTTTTTCAATCTGTTCTTTAGCCCACTTTACAAATCCATCGTGACGGGCTTTTATCTCGGTGGTGATTTCATTTTGTACGGAGATTTCAGGCAAAGCAAATGAATCAACCCAAAGTTTCATTTTATCCTTTACGGGTGCTTTTTCAGCTTGTTTACGCTGCCTTTCTTCGGCTTCCAATTTATCCTGTTGTTCTTTTTTCAGGCGTTCTTCTTCGTCCTTTTTGGCTTTTAATTCAGCCTCCAATGCTTCCGATTTAGCTTTTTCTTCCGCAATTAATCGGTTTGTTTCTTCTTGTTTTTTACGGTCAATTTCAGCTTGTTCTTTACGTTCTGCCTCGGCTTTTGCTTCCCGTTCTTCTGCTTCTTTTTTAAGGCGTTCGTTTTCATCAGCTATCTTTTTTTGTTCAGCATCGTATTTTTCTTTTTCTTTTACCGAATAATCAAAACGCTCATTCCATTCTTCTTCTGTAAGCGTTGAGAAGTCCATAGCTCTTTTATCGGCAGGAATGAAATTCCAAAACGGCAGTATTTTTTCTTTACGTTCATTGTGTAAGGCAATCGCTTTTTCTTTGGCAATACGTTCAATATCGGCTTGCTTTTCGTCCTCAATACGTTTTTTTTCAGCAGCTTTTTTAGCCTCTTCAATAAATTCAAAATCTTGTTTTTTCTTATCAAAATAAGCCTGAAAAACTTCTTCTTCCATGCCTGATAAATTCATCATGTGCGCTTCTTCATAGTATGGAGTAAGCATATTTACACGGTCAATTTGAAGCTGTTGAATGCGCTCTTTTTCAAGATTTTCTTCGTGCTTCACTATCTCTTTTGCCTCTGCCTGTGTTAGTCGGGCAGCATTTACTACGGTATTATTTAGCGCGTCAATAAAACGGGTTTCAATAAGCAAAACTTCTTTATCTAATTTCTTTTGCGCTTCGGTGTCTGATACAATGTGACCAAGATCGATCACCACCCTTTTTGCTTTCTCAACGTCTTCTTTTACACCCTTTTTTAGCTGTTTAAAAATGGCTGATTGCTCCGAAACCTGATTAAAAAATGGTGCGTAATTTGAGGCTATTTTTTCGGCTTTCGTTAAATCGGGCAATCCACTTGTTTTTACTACTTCCTGTAATTCAGGTGTAATTTTTACTACTTCATTCTTTTCCATAACTTAAATTTTACTGCGCGTTACCAAGTCGCGCCCCTTGGTTTGGTTAAATTATTGCTCCACAAATAAAGAGCGTATTACAATATCCTCATGGAAATAAAGTTGACTACCTCCAATTGTTTTAAAAGAAATGCCCTCATAATTGGCTTCATTAATTTCTATCAACATTTGCTGACCGTTTACAAGCGTAAGAATCCCTCGCTTTCCTTTTTCTATTTCTTCCCATTCACTTACATCAATTTCTTTGATTGATAATTTTTGTTTAGAACCGTCTCCCAATTCTATTTCTACTTCTAAGATTTCATCTGACATAATAATAAATTTTTGATTAATAAAAAACCCCTAAGCACTTGCGAGAATACTTAGGGGCTTAGGTCTGACTGATAAAACAGTCAAATGCCCTTATCCGCTCGCATCGGATTACCTAACAAATATACGGAATTTATTTAAACAACCGTAACTTTTTCGATTTTTATTAGGTTTATTTCATCGGCCAAATTTTTGCTCACCGTGATCACAAACGATTCCGTTGTACCTTGGATGATGTGAGGCAGTTGTACCGTGCTTGGTACAAAAATAGATTGGACGCTGTTGGATAGACGGATTTCATTTACAGGAGGAAAAACAGGCAATGGATAACGTGGTTCTGCCTTTGACTTACCGTACTTTTTGAGTAGTTTGGATGCTTTGGTAGGTTTTATTTGAATATCCGATCTACTGTGCATATTTTGAGTGCCAACAATAATAAAAGGATAATTAATATCAAATTTTCTCTTAGTCGGCTTAATTCCGTTGCCCCAAACAATCCCCGTTTTCTCCTCAATAAGCTTCATCAACTCATTAAACTCAATTTCGTCCTTACATTCAATGGGTCGCTTTTTTAGTGCTTCCTCAAATGGGTGTTGTGGCTTTTCGTAGCCGAATGGTGTGAGGGTGGATAGTTTGGATTTTTCGCCTGTTTTTCTAAAATGAAAAGAACTGTTAAAATCATCAAAAGTAAGTGTGAATGGAAGATTTAACAGACTTGTTTCGGTTGGCTTTCTAAATTTTTCTCCAAATAAAACAAACTCCGTCCACTTCTCAACCATTTCAAGAAGCCATTTTGCTTGTTCTCTTGTTTTAATCCAAAACGACCTCCCAATAATAGCGTTCTTAAAAGCTTCCCGATATTCCGCTACTGTCAGGATTTCGGATTCTGTGGCGGTTGGGATGTTTGGATCGGCTGATTTGGAGTGTATGAAACTTTTATCTTCATATCGGTAAAAATCCCACATTCCAAAGAAATTCATAATAGGGTTAATATCTCTAAAAACAACTGCAGCTCTGTTTTTATCCTTGTTGTACTTCATTTGAACAATCCCATCGCTCAAATCTTCTGTGTTGTAAATTTTCATATTTCTGTTTTTATTTTAAGTTATTCAATAACTGGCATTTCTAACATTTTCATTGCGAACCCTACAAATTCACTGTTTAAACCAAGGTGCTTGCATTGAAGCACAATAAGGTAGGCAATATCTAAATTTGGCGAAACAGTATTAGTTCGCGACCAAACCCCATTTTTATCTAAATAAATACTTCTGAATGGGTATTTAATCTCCCACTCCCCATGTCCGCTTACCGTATAAATCTTTATTTCGTCAGTAGAAATTATTACTTCGGAAAACCTTTTTTCATTTGCTATTTCCTCAATTAATTTCCTGTCATTTGATTTTTTTTCCTGATCTTCGTTAGCCCTACTTATAAAGCCAATCATCATGTTTTTTTGGATTTGCGAAAATTCGCTGTTGTTTACCAATTCTTTAAGTCTTTCACTCATTATTTCTGTTTTTAAGTTATTCCTAATAAATCCCGATTAATCACATCAACCTCGCTCTGAATAAGCAAAACTATTTCTTTGCATAGGTTGAATTTATCATAGTCAATTCCGTTGCAAGTAACATTTTGCACCTGATATTCGTAATGCTCTTTTCCGTAATCTGCAATATTTTCAAGTTCATTTGTGTAATCAAACTTTACTTCAACACCTCCATTATCGCCTGCAAAAAGCAAAATGATCTGATCGTTGTTGTGACTTGCCTCGATTGAAGTAAGCTTGTCGGGGTGCATCTCTCCAGTCAGGAGGGTGTAATTATGGTTGAGGTTCATTTCAATCGTTTTTAGTTCTCTGCTCAACAAGTCTTTCTTGCGGAGTTGGCTCAGTAGTCGTTTTTACCTCATTAGGGCTTATAGGAGGGTTTTTTGCTTTCTCGGCATCACCTTGTAAGCAAGCGAATGAAATAACACACCCAACGATAAGAAACGTAACGAGTGCCGGAATCAAATACTTGTCCCAAAATGACAAGTCTCGTTTTGAATAGTTTTGTTTTTTCATCTGATATGTAAATTAAATTAATTTAAAATCTTCCTCCATTCGTTCAATTGTGTAAAGAATTGCGGAGTGAGCCAAATCCCTTAACGTATTAAAATCATCGTCTGAATCTCGTTTTTTCATTGATTCAATTTGCAATTTTTTAATCTCCATGTGCTGTATTGTTTCACGAATTATTTTCGCTTTGTCGTAATCTTCTGCTTTCATGGTTTTAAAGATTAATTTGTAATTGTTTTCCTGTAAGGGCATAGTAAAGGTTTTGAAGATTGTGAACGTGTTGAATTTTAATGTATTTGCCATAGAATCTAAACCCATCCATTGATTTTTCGGTAGTATGCAAAAAATCAAATCCAATCTCAGAATGATTAGAATGGTCGAGTCTAAGCCTGAATTTACTCGAATATGTTGTCTCAAATCCTGCTTTCAACAAAATTTCTTCCGTTAGTAGGATTCCGTATAATTCATCAAACTTGTAAACAGGTTCAATCCATTGTTGAGCGCATTCGGGGTAATTGCCATCGTCGTTAATTTCAAGATTTATGCCCTTTTCATTAATAGAATCTACCTTTATGATTGTTTTAAAACCATCGTAAAATTCATCAGTTAAAAGGTTACCCAACATCAATTCTTCCGCTTTAATCATAACTCAATTATTTAATGATTTATTTTCCTCATTCGCCTGAATCGTTTCCGTCCATTTGCCAAAGGGATTTTGATACGGAAAACTTCTTTGGCTAAAACTTTTGCGGTGTAGCTGTCTTGAATTTTAACAGCATCCTTTGCGAAAGACTTTGCTATTATGCAGACGTTAGGCTTCATCTGATAGCAATTTAGCGGCATCAATCGAATAACTAGCTTGTTTGTTAAAAAATTCAAGCAGTTTTGATTTGGTTTTTTTGGATAATTTACCCGTACCATTTAAGGCATCATTAAGCGTTCTAATGCTGATTTTTGCTTCTCTGCAAGCTGCTGACTTTGTGCCCTCATTCCAAGGCGCATCAAAGTATTTTTTAAGATTTTCGTTTGTCATTTTATTTCGTCTGTGTAAATATGATTTATGTGCTTTTTTACCTGAACCTTAAATTTTGCAATAGCTTTCTTCTTTGCCTCTGCTTTTGTTTTAGCCTTTACGATGAATTCAGCACTATAAAAATCTATGTCAATTTGAAACGTTTTCATAACTTCAATGTTTAAATGTTTCAACAAATGTAGGTATAACATTCCAATACTCCAAACATTAATACATTTATTTTCAGTTTGCACTCTAATTTAGATTGATTCTAAATAGTGGATTAGTCTGCTTTCGGATTTTTACCGCAAATTTGGTCGATGATTTTATCTACTTCGGCTGCAATCTGATCGAATTTATCTTTAGGCACGATTCTTTGAAGCGACCTGGTTTTCACTTTCCCGTATTTTGGAGGACGACCGGAACCTTCCCGATCGCCTCCGTGTTTTGGTTTTTGGTTTTTCATATTAATTTATTTATAATTGCTTCATCCATGTCTAGTATTTTCGGGCTTAAAAACTGTATTTGCGCCCATAAATCTAAGAGGTTTCGCGAAAGAGGTGTACCATTCAATATAAGCCTGTATTCGCTGTGTTTTGATAGTTCTAAAATCCTGTTTGTGCGTTTTGCCGTGTTGTTTTTTATCAGCAAGCTTTCATCTACGACAATGGTTGCTTTTTTGAACTTTAAAAGGCTATTCAGGCAATCCAAGTAAATTCTATCGCTATTTTGCAGGCTTTCAATCCCGACAATATCACAGTCTAATCCACCCCATTTATCTATTTCTTTTTGAAGGTTTTTCTTTGTTTGAAAAGGCGTAAGCCAAAGAATGTAATCTGTATCAGTATTCCTTATTAGCTCTAATGCGGAACGGGTTTTGCCTGTTCCTGCCTCCATAAACAAAGCCCCACATTTCACAGCAGAAAGCTTTTTAACGGCTTTTTTTTGACTATTTAAAAAGGTTTGCATCGTGCTTGATTTCTTGATTTATTTCTTCTGGAATGTGGTGTATGATTTCTATATCAGGTTTGCAGTCGTCAATATTTAATCCCAATTCTTCTGCTTTAAAAACAGGAACACAAACGTTTCCACCAAGTTTACTGTTTATAATTAAATTTCGGCACAGTTTTTTTGGAATCCAATGTTCGATACCATCGACACGGATAAGTATTGCCTTACCCGTGTCACATAGTATTTTTTCAAACTTTATTCTGACTGACTTTATCATATCTCACGACTTAAAGGAGCAAATCTTTTTAGTAATTTTTTCTGCTCACCTTTATAGTCAATCACTACCATCTTTTCATCTTCTGAAATTACGGTAACATTTCCCCATGTGGCGTGAATTAATGTTTCGCCGATTTCAAAATTTTCAAGGAATTTTTTTGGTTTGGGCGGCTGTATAATTTCTTGTGGTTTGGTTTCGGTGGATGGTTTTTCACAATATATTTGAAACTGCTTTTCGATGGCTGAATCACGCTCTTGTCTTGAAATTTCAACAACAATTAACTGACGTGTTTTGTTTGCTCGAATAGTTGATATTTCGTCTAATCGGGATTCAGCATCTTTTTTGCTTAGATTACATTCCGTACAATTATCAAGAACATCAAAAACATCATCAGAACCACTAAGGTAAAGGCCTGTGTTTTTGTCTTGTATTGAAAAGTATGATGTCGCCATGGCTTCTTCAATATCATTTTCAACACTTTCAATTATTTCTTCCTGTTGTGATTTAATCCATTGATGCGGTTGCGATGGACAATCGATATAACAGCTAACCCCAAAATTTCCGTTTTCTTTTTGATAAACATAAGTTCTGGTTGACATTTTTTTTGTATTGTACCCTCGGTCTAAGTAGATGCGTTTCAAATCACCTTTAACCCACATTTTACCGTTTAGTTTTTCTGCAAGGGCTTCAATTGTTATTTCATTTCCTGTTTTCATAATCCTTTCGTTTTTGTTTCAACAAAGATACAAACTTATTTTGATTCGACAATGAAAAATCAAGATTATTTTTCAAAATTATGCTTATCAATATTCATTCTAAATAAGGTCTTATGTGATAAACTTTCTGAAACCGTTGATTTTGCTAAGTTCTTATGTGACTAAACAAAGAAAAAGCGACCCAAAGACCGCTTTAACTAACTTAAAATAGAATTATGAAAAGGTAAATATACAATTAATCTTCCATTTTTATTTTGTTTTTAATTACTTTTCTCAATCTTCCTTACCTCCCTTTCTATCAACATAGCAACCTTACGGCACTTTGCGTAATAATTTGGATCGGTTGCATAGCCTGCCCTTGCTACTTCTTGTAAAAATGCGTAGGGATCATCTTTGACGGCCAATGCTTTTTTGTACCGTTTATTACGGATGAAGAAATTCGCATGGTCTGTAAACGACTGCTCCGGGGTATCGTACTTTCGGAAATAGTCTTTTACAACATATTTGAAATATTTTTGTCCGTTTCGAACTACTGGGGTAACGCTGATAATTACGGGAAACTTTAAATCGCTTCTTTTGCTATATTCAATGGTGCGGAGCAGCTGTTCGTTACCATTTACTCCATCCGTATCTTTGACACCAAAGAGCATATTGCCCGGCGCATGCTTGCCCCATCCGCTTTCAATAGCGGCCTGTGCAAGGGTCGCAATTCTTTTGATTCCTGTTTTGGTTTGTGTTGCTCTCGCTGATGGTAGATATGTTTCTACGAATTGGCGTTTTTTATTCATGTGATTTATTTTGGATTTTTATTTAATTTTAATGGACTGGCTTCATTTTGCCAAAAAACGATCCGTTCCATTTATTTTTTATCGCCTGAACATCTATCATAAAAGCGTGACGCCTGTATCGGCTCTTTTCGCTTTAAATAAGTGTTTCATATCATTTACAGTTTTTACATGAAAAAATTTCACTTGTTGGTTGTCCGCAGTAAACACACAAATCAACTTCGTGCTGCCAAAACGACAATTTACCCTTTACATTCAAAATAGGCTCGTCAAATTTGATGGGATTGGCTAATACCCAGTTGTAGGTTGGTTTTTCATTGTGTGTTGGGTCAAATTCATCGAAAAACGTTTTCTCAGCCCAAATTGATGGATGATTTACAACACAATCCACTATCTCAACACTTCCGATAATTGCGGAAAACGGAGAACAAAGGACGTTTGTATATTGTTCATCGGTTAATTGGCTTAATTGGTTTTCATTGAGTAAGTCCAAAATTAATCCGGCAGGTTTAGCTGATGAATGTATCAAAATTCGCCCTCTGTACTTTGTTGGTTGGCTTCTGTTTTCGATGTTTTTAATGCCCGCAACTATTAGCGATGCCCAAGGCTGTTTTATGGTTTTTACTTTCATATCTCAATTTACATTTGTGAAAACTACCGCTTGAATCCCGTCAATAGTTGTGAAAAATGGTTTAGGGTCGGTATTTGGCTTATAAGCCTTGGATTGAATCCGTACAAACGGATCAACTTTATCAATAGGAATGGTTATATCGCGCGCTTCGGGGATTGTTAAGATGAATTTTGTCATGGGTTAAATTATTTGTTTAAAATAGAGTTAAGTCCGTTATATAAGCGGACAAATTTAGTTCGTTGTTCTTGTTCGGTAATTAAGTGGGCATATTTATGAGCAACAGATTTACGGCTTTCATCCCACCAAATCCGAGCCTTATCAACTCCGGGAACAAAAAAGTGTGTTGGGTGTTTTCTCCATTGAACCAATTCGCCTGATTCAACAAGTGCTAATATTTCTTTTGGAATATGATTGTTTGCGTGTTGAACACCTGATATTTTACTTTCCTCTTTTTCAATGGCGTTCTTTGTTTTCTCAACGCTTGCTTTTGCTGTACGGATTGCATTGTCTTGACGCTCCCATTTATTCATGGTAGCTTGTCCGTTTCGTTTGTCGTTTAGCGGCTGTCCGTTGGCTTGTTTGACTGTTGCAAAATGAACATCAAATCTACGTTGCAATTCCTGTTCTTTCTTAACGAGTGAATTTTTAAGTACTTCAAGTCTTCTGCTCATTTCTTCAACCTATTAAGTTCATCAATATCCACGTGCAAAATATACGTGGTTGGCTTGTCGATTTTTGTCACGGCAGGGGGTAGATTGTCATCTTTCATGGATTGGCTTACCGCTCCCTTGGTTATTCCGCGAAGTTTTGCGTATTCTTCAACCGTCATTTCTTTGATGTTTGGCATATTCGCATTTGACCATGCCACTATTGATGATTTTTTAAGCTCTGAGCCTCCCATATTTGAATTTTCGCACACCTCATAAAAATTCCCGTTGACATATTCGGCTCTCATGATGTGTCCGGTTATAAATTTAACATCAACAACCGCGTTGTTATTTGGCATACTTAGTTTACATTCTGTCCATTTCATATGTTAAATGCTTAAATTATTAATAAAGTCCGACGCTTGAACGGCTGTTTTGAATTTTTCAAAATGAATACCCTTTTTTCCAACGAAAGGGATTAGTTCAGGCTTGTGAACAATAAAGTCCGTGAGTCCTTTTCGTGTAACAACCACAAATTCATCAAACATAGTAAAATACTTTGCAATATAATAAGTAACGTTTCCATTTGTAATTGTTAGAGAAATAATTTTATTTCCTATGTTGCTAACTTGATCGGGTGTAACTTGTGCTTTCATGTTTATCGTTTTGTTTCAGCAAATGTACTAAACTTATATTAGTTTACCAAACAAATCACAAACTATTTTCAATAAAAATGCAAATTAGTTTTTAAAGTGTTGAAAATCAGCGATTATTATTTATGAAATTTTGGAGGTTTTTTATATAATAGTTGGGTTTTATTCAAAGGAAATCTTTTATAGGTGAATTAACAACCTACTTGTAATACGAATATTACTAACCCATTCTTAAAGACTTCCGAAGGTGTACCGTTTCTTATTTATTCGTCAAAATGACTCGGATTTTTCGTTAAGTTGACCTTTTTCGCTCTCGCTTTCACCTGCCCGTTGTGAAGATTACACACATTGCGGGACTTTAATATTTTTTTTCGGTCAACCCCTTTAAATGAGCGTTTAATTTTATTTGGTTCAAACAGGAAAAACAACCGTATAGCCGTTCGATTGATTTGGGAAAATTTTTGGAACATTCACACAAAAAACGGCTACTTTACGGTAGTTAAATATCTTTAGAGTTGTTATTGTCTGTGTGGGCTGTTCCAATTACCCTGCAATCAAATAACACAACAAATATAGTTCTTATTTTGAAACAAGTAAATAATTTTGCAGATTTATTTTGATTTTAGCTAAAATAGTACCCGTTCGATTACCTCCAGCGGTACAACACGAAACAACTATTCCGTTAACAGTCCTATATTCAATGTCGGTTTCAAGCCTGTTTACTACCGCTGTGATTTCTCCGATTATCACCTTTGAGTTGGTAACCATTGAGGGGGTTTCATTTCGGTTTTTGAAGGTCATTAATCTTTTTTTCTTGGAAATTTGCTACGGAAATACTCTATTACAATTGTAATTCCTTTAATTCCCAAATTCCCTGTGATGAAAGCAAAAAAACCATGTGCCTCAATAGTCATGTCGAATTTATCACCAAAACTCACCACGTAGCAGAAAAAAGGCGTTAGGAATGCAGCACACAAAGCCCCTGTAATTGTTGCAGCGAATTTTTGATACATAGATAAATCAGAAGAGTTTAACGCAACCGTCCAGCCCCCTAACGCTCCGATAATGCAGTACATTATAAGTGATTTTATGTACTCGTATGTTTCGTATTTATCCATGTTTTGTAGAGTTTTAAGGTAGTATAACCGAAAACAAATATAAATTCATTAGCGGATAGCCGCGTGGGGTCAAAAAACAACTCGTCAGCCATATTATTAACGGCGAAAAGTAAGAAAATCTCCGTTATGGTTACTGACATTTTGTTTTGAGCACCCTTATTTTGTTTGAATATTAGCCACGCACAACCGAGTATTAATGATGCTTGGCCTATGTAATAAATGTTTACACCAAAAAACTGCCATGCGTTATAAGACACCACCCAAACAATAAATGAGGCTAGAAATATACGAAAATCTAAATTCATCTTCCTCGGTCATTTGGCCTACCTCCAACTCCATCCTCCAATAAAGATATCAATGTAGCCTTAGCGGTTGAACTCATAGCTGTTGATGCTTCAATAGCATTAAACAGTGGGTTCGTATCGCCAAATGCAAATTCGGTAGATTCAGATTCAACCGAGGTAACGAAATCAGTTAATTGCTGCTCTGTTAACTCGCTTTCAAGTGAATTGAATCCCGTTACAAGCGTGTTAGTTCTTAATATACTGTCATTAGTCAATTCAGTTTCAGATGCTGATTGATCCCGAAGCGAGGCTTTCAGTTCTTTGATTTTCGTATTCATTATTTCTTGATTTTTTGAGCATGATAAATAGCCTTGGCAAATAAGGACACCGCAACCGAATGAAGGAGCATGTGAAGTGAGGTATCAATTTCAGGATCATCACTAAATTGAATCTCGTTAAAGATTTCGGTAATCAATGCCCCAATTGAAGCGGTAATACCCTTTATCTTGTCTCGTTTTGGCGTGTCGGCCAGTATTTTGCTCCAAAAAATTTTTATGCATTCCATAAGGCAAATATAAGTAAAAAATATTAATTGATAATTTCAAATGTTGATTCGGCAGCTACCCAATCGACGTAGTAAAGTGATTCTTCATCATTTAGATCGGTATATTCCGGCCTCCTGGCATACCATTTTACGGTTACAATCGTTTTTGAATCTTGGTGATCAAATACTTCTTCAATGGCTAGATTCGAATAAACAAGGTTTTCGTAATTCAAATAGTATTCGACACGTTCGGCTTGATCCTCAGTATTTGGCGGCACCCGTTTTGTGAACAGGTTCAAATTTCGGTGATCGATCTTTGTCGGATCACATGGACTTCCCGTTGCCAAGAAGTACCCGTTTTCAATTATTCCTACTTCCATTTTTATCTATTATAGTTAACCCGGAAAGGCAGGTACCGAACAGAGCCGTTGTTGGTTGCCTCGAAGTAAAGCACAAATATTATTTTATCCCCGGCCGTCCATGTGCCGGATATTGATGGCGTGAATTCTTGATAGGTGTTTAAGGAGCTCGGAGATACATTTGTTTGTGAAATAAGCGTTCCTGCCGAATTGTACGCCCGGAACTCCAATGTTGTTACGGCTATTGTCCTATACATTCGGAGCGAAGCACATGCGGCAGGGAACGAAACGAAATCGGCCGGGAGAACTTGCATGCACCTGATTTCTCCCGACTTGGTACCGCCTCCTGATGAAGTCAAAACGAAATCAAAATAGGGATCGGAATAAAATAACGATCCGGCCGTTCCTGAGATTGGCCGGGCAATTAAATCAGAAAATGGTATCGTTCCGTTTTTGGCGTAAAGAGCGTCGAAATACGTTTTTAAGAAGGCTTTTTGCGCTAATTGTGTGATTTTCTTCATCACGCCTCCACTTGTTAAGGCGGTGAAAATGTAGTCGGTGTCGTTTGGCGTTGCTGATCCAGCTGTATCAATTAATATTCCAAGGCTTGTGGTTGTCTCGGCAGGTGCGGCAGATGTTGCGGCGGCATTGAAGTCTGAAATTGTACTCGCTGTTTGAGTTCCTGTGTGATTGTCGCGATCCAATAAAACACCATCTGAACTATTAGCTGTTGCCCCTGTGGCTATTCCTGATAATTTGGTTTTTTCTGTTTGAGAATATTGTTTGTAAGTTGTTCCATCACTTATATCGTCTTGTGTTGCATCCGCGCCTCCCGTAACAAGCCCTTTCGAATCGTAAGTTACTTTTGTTTTTGTTGCGCCCGTTATTGGTGCGTTTGCATCTACTTTGCCTGAAACGTCAACATTCACCTGCGCACCCCCTTCTGACTTCAAAACATAGTCATTAATCGAATCCCTCCAGTAGTATTCATTTCCGTTTAACTTATCAATATAAATGTATCTTTCGCTCCCAATGGGGGGAAAATCTGAAAATGAATCTTTACCTATGTGCCCTATTTCCATCAGATATACGCTCTTTCGTTTACAAACTGATCGCCAAATTTAGCCCTTATGGTAATATTTCGGCTTGCTCTATTGTAACCAACTGGTTCATCAACTGAATTTACAACGGCTGGGAAATAGATATATGATTCATGTTGCTTCCAATTGTAATCGGTAAAATATAGGTCGGTTGCCGAAAGGAAGAATAATTTGAACATTCGACGCGAAAACCATTTTGTGACCGAATTTGCTTCAAAAAAGTATTCGTTTACATTCTCGTTCACAACCGAAACTACTTGTCTAGTGCTTAGAATGTTGTTTTTTATCTCTGTTTTTGGATTCAATGATCCAAACACGCCCGGCACATTTAGGGTGTCCAAAATCTTTGTTCCCGTGAAATTCATTCCTTCGATTGATTGATGCCTGTTTAAAACAGCAACTATTGAAACTAATCCCGAAACATTCTGCCTACTCCATTGCTGCAATCTATACTTTCCCCATACGTATTCGGCTTCTGCGCCTGAAATCGGGAGCGTGTAGATTAATCGTAATTCATATACCCCTTCTCCATCACCCGACAATAGTACGTCTCGCCAATTGAACTGAACATATCGTCCATTTGGCTCGTTTACAAACGTTTTTTTGGTTGGTTGAAACTCAGCTAAAGCACAGTCTTTATACAGCTTAAATTCGATTTCATCACCTCCTCCTTGTAATAGATGCCATGCGCTTGTAACATTGTTTTTATACCCTGTTGTGTCATCTTGACTTGCAAACACATCCATGATCTCACAACATTCTCCAGCCGCTTGCTCTACGATAAATTGCAATGTTGGCTCGTTAAGAAGATTGAGGTCAAATTTTAGCCTTACTTCTTCAATCTTGCCGCCTTCACTCGTTCCAATGTTCCAATATTTTAAATAAATTGTTTGATTCGATTGAACGAGTTTGGAACAATCGATCATAAACGTGAATGATCCAAAAATGTCATCGCCTCCCACGGCTGGATTAATTACTATTCGATCCTCTCCGTCAATTGGGAACAATGGATTTGCCGGGCTATTGTCGTGCGCGTAATTGCTGCTTAATCGATAAAGTGGCGATCCTTCGAATGGTTCTATTGCGACCTGACCCCAAACTATTAAAGGGTTAATATATTCCCCTGCCTCAACAGTTATCACCGCCTTCATTATCGTGCCTTTAATCAAATTGGGCTTCTCAACGTCATCAAGATCAAACAATTGTATTTTTGTGAAACCTGTATTTGCTCCTCCCCAACCATGCACGGGGTGATCGACAAATTGCTCCCCAATATCTAATATACGGAAGAACGGCGATAAGTGTTGGATGTTGTATTGATCGGTTTCGATAAACATCCGCAAGCACAACTTATAATCGTCTGTATGTAAATTGTAATAATTTCTGTTTTGATTTGGGTACAATTCAATAAATGCGTTTGCTTGCGCTATCCAATACTTCCAATCGACAACAAACGGATAGTAGATTGTTGCGCCAAATGTTGTTTCGGTGTCGGGCGCAGAATTGAACCTTGTGATTCGAATGTGGTTCATTCCTGAATTAGCTGGCAAACCATCCTGTTTCAATTGGCTTATGTTGAATTGCGTAATCCCTTCATCTGCTCCCGACGGAATAAACACCTGCTGATCAAGCGGCAAAATCTTTTCTTCCAAAACAAAATAGTTATCCGGATCAGCTACTTCCGCACAAACAATTTGGAGCGTTACTTTACTAAATCTCAGCCCCTTTTCGAACGACACATAGAATCTTGACAAAATATTATCCTGAACGCTTGCCCATAAATGTCCTTGGTTATCTGCTCCAAGAGGCTCGGATGTTGCGGAATACCACATCGGGGCATCCAACTTGTCAATAAAATGTGTTGCCCATCCCTTTTCGTCCGGCACGGGATCATCCGATTTGTAAGTTGTTAATTCATGTACAGGAAGCGGTGATTTTTCCATTATTCCCTGCCATACCAATACATTTGTGTTGCCCGATTGAAACCAAATATTGAATACCCTATCTGAAGTTGTCCGGCTCTCAATGAATGTTCCAAACGCTGACGAAACAGGCCTAATTTTGAATACAATCGTATGAACGTTTGAAGTGTAATCCAATGAAACTATTTCAATTTCCCATTGCGCCCCGTCCGGGTTAATTCCACTCTGATAGGTACCGACTGACAAAGCAATATTTAATGAAATAACCATTGACAACTGAGACTGCGTTACAAACTTGTTTTGGAAATAAAACGGGTCAGACGGGCAATAAGTAGCTCCAAATGATAAATTTGAACTCGTTGAATCAATTGTAACGGTGTGCTCTGTTTCGGTGTCGTAATATACGGGATCAACTATCCCTGTGCCTAATGTTGCAATGGGTGATTCGGTTCTGTAGCCCAAATTGTACCACCCTGATTCACATGGCTTGAAGTTCCATTGCGTAACCGTTGGCTCGGTGGCTGCCCCTGCATCGGAATACCATTCCAAATCGAAGTAGAAATTCAAGTTTGTTGGGTCTTTGAGAAATGCCGAAACATTGAATGATAGAATAGTGACTTCAAACGCTCTTACATAACTTCTTACATCGGCTATGCGCTTAACATCAATAGAGGCGAAGTAATGGCCCGATTTCATTCCCTGTTGAACAAGTGTTACCGTGTCCCCAACGGCAAGTCCGCTTGTGTTGGCGAAGTACCTTGTAAAATTTCGATCTATAACTGATTCTCGGAACGCGGTTGTTTTATTAATGTAATCACCCGGCATAATGGCAGACGCGTTGAAATCGTATTTTGGTGATAAGGCTTCGAATGTGTAATTCAGGTTCAAATATAAGTCTTCCCGTGGGTCGGTTGCAATCATTACAAATCGGTTTGATCCGTCATATATAGGCTTGTTGTCGGCTGCCGCAACAAATATATTTGAAAGAACGATGCTGTTTGTGTTGTAATCAATCGAAACAATAGTTACTGATCTAGTTACTGACCCGCCTCCCGACTTATAAAGTGTAATATCCACGTTTTGTCCTGCGATAAATCCATTCATCAACCCGTAGCTCTGAAACGTCAATCGCTTGTCTGCTTTATTCAAGTAAATAGGCTGCAAATCGCTTGATTGCACATCGATACTTTCTTCAATAGTGCATTTGAAAGTAACGACACTTCCGGCATTACCTTTATACTTGGTGAATGTATCTCCAAAAGTATCGGTTACAATTATACTGCCCGGCTGAATTAATATTGACATTTTCTTACTCGGTTTTTAGTTTGTTCAAATCATCAATCATTTTGTTGATTTCGTCTAAATTTTTTTCATACACCTTAGTTAATTCGGGTGTTTTGAACTTATTTGATTTGGACGCCCATTTAGCGACCATTTCGTTTTTTGCCCTTACTAATTCATCTATTACACTCATAAAGCAAAGGTATTGATTTTATTCGTTGCCCAATCTTCGGGCTTCCAAAAAGAAACATTTACTTCCGATTCATCACTAATATAACGCATGGATGTAATTTTACAATCCACCCCATCAATATTCAAAACCTCGGTATCAACTGTTTTTTGATAATCTGCCATGCTCATTGGTATCGGCATGTTTTCAAATATCTGATAGGAATTATTTACGATCGCCTCTATTCCGTAATATTTTGCTTTTATCGCATCAGCCCCAATATAATCAAGGTAATTAGATGGCTGCTGGCCGGTTCCTGAATCTAAATATAATACTTTTGGGGTTGAAAAAAACTGCTGGCTTATGATTAAATCCCCGATTCTCTTTTCAATTGCATTTGAGAAATTGGTATCAAAATGTTCATCCATAAAGTTGAACAGTTTTAAGCATTGCTCCTCTACAAACGAGTAATCGTCTTTACGAGTGCCAAGCGAAAACGGTATGCTTGCTTTCTTATAACCTTTCAATAAATCGTATTCCTTCCCTAAACTCAAAATATTTTCCGCTCCATTTTCGGAAGTAGTTGGATTGAAATTATCCATTGTGTGGAAGTCCAACGGGTCTGTTTGATATTCGATAAACAATCGCTTCCAAGCATCATCTGTGTTGCGCTTAAATGATGTTGAACGGTTGCTTTGATTAGTCATTGAAGACTGAACGGCAACAACTGATCCGGAATCAAAATAATCTCGTCTTTCAAGCCGAACGACCCCGTTTATTACCTTTGTTTTGGCGTTAAACAAAATTTCACACGCCCTGAAAAACACACCAACATATTGAAAACCTCCGCATTCATTAGTCGGATAGCCTTTTGTAAATGACTTGGTAAGTAAGTTGTCAAGCACTTTAAATATGCCCTTCCTGTCTTTTATAATGGGTACGGGCAGATAAGTTGCTCCCGACACAGATTCCAACAGTGTGCTTTTGAATCCAAATCCCAAATGCGTGCATGACTTTGAAAGAAGTTCGATAAACGTACACACTTTGAACGTCCTGCGAGACGGGAAGACTGCCTCTTTAAACTTAAATCCCATTACAACAACTGCAGTAAGCAATACCCCTGCGTAAACAATATCGGCAGCCAACACTATTCCAGCCGCAACAGCGTGTGACGGGCTTACATCAAGGGCAGCTGTAAATGCAGCCACTTGCTTAGCCACATTACTTACGGCTTGGGCGGCTTGCATGGCTGTTACAAACTCCGTTGCGAATATGGTTAACGCTTGGGCGGCCTGATCTTCTCGTATGATCTCATAGTAGGCATCAAACGTATTAAACGTTGTGCCTTCATCAACAATGGATTGAAACGTAGTGGCATCGGCTACTTTGAAAAAATGATCCTTGCCTTTGAATCGCATTATTTTGGCCTTTATATAGTAGTCATTAAATTCCGCGTCCTGCGTAAGGTCAATTATGTAGTCCAAATTTATGGTTCCATCTGTAATTTGGCATGGAACACCAACGTGCATACCGTATGTATCAATGTGGGATTTGATTTTTTCCTTAGTTGTACCGTAAAAAGTCAATTCGCTTACATCGATTTCCATTGTGGTCAAATCGTCTGATTCAAACATTGCAGTCGGCCTGCTTGGAAATGTGCTTATAAATCCAATTGCTGGATTATCGCCAATATTTGCGGCCTCATCAAATACGGTTACGGTTATCATTTTTTAAAAAGCGTTTTGACGTTAACAACCTTTTTATTGCCTTGTATCATTGATGTTGTTGCCTTAAAATACGCATCCGTCTGTTCAAACGTTGAGGGTGGATAAACAGGTTTGTTTTTGGTTATTTCAATCAGTTTATCGATCCCTTGCTCAACTTTTTGCATACTGTAAAATGCGTATTGCGGAGGCTGATTAAATGCTTTTGCATCGTCAATATGAATGAGATTACCCATTCGATGCTGATAAGCTACATCGGCTATTTTTTTAGTGGTATAATCTCCTGTTTTTTTAGAATCCTTTATGCTCAACAATTTTTCATCATCATCAACCCGAACCAAATGCCCGTCAATGCCCGGTCGTTTAGATTTACCCAATTCCGATTTAAAATCCGTTACCGTGCCCTCGCTGAATCCTTTCGCTTTAGCAAATAGTAATTCAATCGCAGCCGTTTCGATCGTTGTTTTTGCAATCGCCTTGCCTGTTGATGTTTCGGTTTCCAAGTTTTTAAGTAGCAAATTTATTTCAACCTCCAACAATTTCAATCGCTCTATTTTCTGCTGTTCTTCAATTTTCTTTTTATTGGCTTCATTTATATCGGCAGCCGCTTTTTTAAGTGAATCTTCGGCTTTAATATTCCCGTTTACAGCCAATTGCTGCAAGTAATCAAAGTGTTTTTGCGCTGCATCCCGTTCTTTATCTAGTTGAGCAATTCGGTTTTCATGTGCTTTAATTTCCAAATTTATAAGGTCATCAATGTATTTCTTTGACTGATCAAAATTTGCCTTGTCATTTTTCTTTTTTTCTTCGCCGTCTTTTTTGTCGCGCTCTTTTCCGTCCTTGGTAATTTTGTTTTTTTCCTCATTTGTTTTGATCTGCAAATCAATCAATTCATCGTTTTTATCCTTTACTTTCTCAAATTTTTCATCCTCAATCTTGCCTAAATCGATAGCCAATTGAATCTCCATTTTCTCAATAGTGGATTTCATTACCTCGGTTTGGTTAATGCGGTAATCTGCTAATTCCTGTATTTTCTTCTTATAGTCATCGTTAATTTTATCTCTTGCTTCAGGTGTTAATCCATCCTGTGATAAAAGACTATCCCTGTTTTTTTCCGCTGCTTCGGTACGCATTTTAATTTCTTCATCCAATTGCTTTTTGAGCATTTCTGTTTCAAAATCAAATTGATGCTTAACTGCCGCTTCGCGTATATCGGCTTCATATCCAATCAATTTATCGAGTAAATCGGTTTCAAGTTTATTGCCGTCCTCAATGTTTTTAATCTGCGTTCTCATTTCAGCCTCAACATCCTTCGCTGCGTCGGTAGCTCTGCGTTCGAATAGTAGTTGATTTATCTCAAACAAAACGTCACGATTGTCTTTAAACGCAAGATTCAAATCATCTAATGATGTGTTAAGTTCTTTGGTTTTTTTGGTGTTTTCCTTGGTGTATTTTCCGTACGAATCTGCCTCAATATTGGCATTAAGTAGATTTACTCCGTAATTTTCAAGTCTTTTATTGGCTTGCTCGGTGACGGTGATGTACTCCATTAGTGCAATTGAAGCGGAATCAGTTCTTCCGGCTAATCCAGCCATTACTACTGCGGAATTTTGAACCATTTCGTCAAGCTGTTTTTGAGTATAAATCCGTCTGCCTTCTATTTGCTCCCGTTTCTTGTTAAATTTCTCTTGTTCTTCAAGTGTTTTTAGTTCTTTTCGCGTGGACTTAAAAACAGTTTCACCTCTTAATTCGGAAAGTCTAATTTCTTCCTTCAATTGCTTAATTCTTGAATTTTGAGTTCCATTCAATTTATCGAGCGTTTGAAGCGACAATTTATTTTGATTTTCAATATTTCTTTGAATCAATTCATCATTTTTCTGAATCTGATATTTAGTCCTTTGGAATTGGATATATTTCTTCACTTCGGTATTAACCATAGACTGAAAATCGGCTTCATCAGATAAGTTTTGTAAGGTTGTTCCGTACTGCTTATTTATGTCCTCAATTAGTTTTGAACGCTCTTTGCTTCCTGAATTTGTGGCTTTCAACTGCATTAAATACCCAACCATTTGAGCAGCTTCCTTGCCGATAAATTCAGAGGCTTTATTTATCTGCTCGTTTGAGTTTTTAATAGCATCCGCTTTTCTTTTTTCCGATTCCTCCGCTGATTTGTTGGCAAATATGGATTCAATTAACTTGCCCCCGTAAAGCGTAAGCATTGTTACCCCAACGCTTAATAATGTTTGAAAGCTAAATATAGCTGCTCCAACTGATTTTAAAACGCTTTTCGTTGGTTGACCGGATTTTGCAAGTTCAATATTGGCTTCTTTCAATTTATTCAACTCGTCAACAAACATTGGCAAGTTGTTGGAAATTGCCATAAAACCCGTGTTGATTGAGTTGGCAAACGCAGGGGCTTCGCGCGTGAGTTGCATAAATGAGGATCCAAGCCCGTCAAAGCCTTTTTTATAGTTCCCGACCTCTCTTTGATGTTTACCCATTGAGGTGTCGGTCATTTTGAGTGCGGAATCATATCTACCGATTTGCTTCTCTAAATGTAAATACCGCTTTAATTCTTGGTGATTTAGATTGTCATGTAGCCTTTTTCTTATAGCTAAATCTCGGTATTCCCTTGTAAGCCCTGCTAATTTTTTATCTACTTTTGAATAAATTGAACTTAGATTCTCCTCTGCTTTAATAGCTCTTTCGGTAGCTACTACCGATCTTTCTTTCGCTTTAACCGTTCTTTCAGCTTCCATTGCCGACAACCTTGTGGCTTTGGCTAGTTTCGTTTCAGCATTGATCTTATCGGCATCGAGTTTTATCGCTTCGGTCATTGCGATATTGACCTTTTTCAGTTCTGTTTCGTAGTCTTTTAAATCTTTAGCGGCATTGATATTTATTGACTTTTTCAGTAGTTTATCAGACAAAGTAACCGTTTCACGCATTCCTGCATTGGCTTTTTCGATAAGAACCGTAGCCTGCGCAAATCCGTCTGTAAGATGCACTAAAACGTCTTTAGTTGCAAAAGTATCTTTATTATATGCCTTACCTTGTGTCATTAAGATTCAGTTTGTTGGTTTGTTATTATTTTAACGGTTTCAAAGTATTCCAGTGCTGTTATTTCGTTTGCTCGCCTTGGAAACTTAAAGTACTTCGACACATGGATAAGCATTTTAGTTGAATCTATGCCGGGTTTTAGTTTCGAAATGTAATCATCTAATTGGAATTGGTGGTAATCAACGGCATTCAAAAGTGACTTATCTCGAACCTCAATTTGTTTCAATCTTTGTAATTCGTTTCCGTCTTCATCAAATCCATCGAAAACGTAAATCATTATTTTTTTACGTGATAGAATAAAATCGGATTGAGCATTAGCAACGGCTTTTTTTAACCTTAATATTTCCAAATAGGTTTCTCCAACCCCGAACCTTTTGATATACTCGTCTTCAATTACTTCAAACGCGGAAATATCTTCCGGATTAATTTCACCACCCAATAACGGCTTTAATCGGACAAATTGAAGCTCTCCAGCGCAGCACTTCTCATAAGCAAGCAAAGTAATATCAGATAGCCCCGAATAGCGTTCTATCGATGTACTCAAAGTATTTTTCTTTGACCGTTTCCTTAACCTTTTCAAAATCTTCATCTGTTAACCCTATTATTTTTTCCTTTGCGTTCCATTTTGTAAATAGGTTTTCATCTCCCTTTTGTCCGTCTGCCCCTATAAATATTTCATTCAAAAACACTAAAACATACATTGAACGCCTGAAATCTCCGAACATATTCAAATCGTATGGATCACCTTCTTTTTTTCTGCCCTTTGTAATAAATTCGGTTGAAAGCGAGTAAAGCCCAATGATTTTACCGTCTTCATCAGTTCCCTCGTCCGTCCATCTTGTTTGAATAAGCTGAATAATTTGCTTCTTGGTGTACGTATCAAAAGCATTAAACCAAGCAACATCTTCACTAAGTAATTTACCGCGTTTGATAAATTCATCTATTGGCGTTTGTCCGATTGGCATGGTTGATGAATCAAATAAAAAAGGGGAGGCGATTAATAATTTACCTCCCCTTTTCCGGTTATTTTTCGACTGGTTTTTTGCCTTCAGCTGGTGGTGGATCGTTTGGTGTTGTCGCTTTTGGTTTGCCAGGATTCGCTATTTTCCAAGCATCTTCAATAATCTTTGGATCAGTACCCTTGTATAGAACTGTTCCTGATTTATCCTTTTTTTCTTTACCAAAAAGAGCGATTGCATCCCTTAAACTCATTGATTTCAATTTCTCCGTAGATACGGAAAACGAACCGATTGTTATACTTTTTTCCATGACTTACTTGTTTTTTTTATGGTTGTAATTCGACTGTTGTTGTTTTCCCGGAGTAGTTCGTTGCGTTTGTAGAATCCATTGTGAGGTAAGCGTAGAATCGATCACCAACATTCATTCCATCCGCAAACGTTACAAGGTATTGCCCTGATTCCGCAAATGTTTCATCGGCTGAAACAGCTGGGTTAATTACGTTTAATTCAACATCCCATCCTTTGATGTTATTGAAATCAAATCCGGAAATATTACCCGGCGCATCAACACCAGCAACACGTTGTCCGTTTCGATACTGCGTGTTAATGGTAATCAATGCTGTAACGCCTCCCGGGTCGCTTGTAGCTGATTCAATTGTAAGCACGCAATCGACAATTTTTGGAGGATTAATGAAGTCTATTGGGTTTGGAACTCCGGGCGCATCGTGAATTTTATCCCCGTAGATAATCCAAAGGTTTTCCATTTTCACGTCTCTATCGATGTCAAATGATATTGGAATTTTTGCGTTTGTCCCGGCTGCCTTCCAATTGAAGTTTGCGGACAACGATTTCTCGTTGAAACGAACAGGAATCAACACCTGAATAGCCCCCGTAATTGAGGCAACCTCTACCAATTCATAAATACGTCCGTTGTCTTCTGTAATCGGGCAAAACGACCATTTGTTGCAGCGAAGTGATTGAAGTTTACCGGCTAAAACAACGCCTGCCTCGTCCCAAATTTCGCCTGTAACCGAATATAGCCCGGATAGCGCGAATGTTTTTTCTCCGGCTTCCGTTGTTTCAAAAGTATCATCTGACGGCATGATTTTACCATTCTTCACATTTGTTAGCGGATATACTCTCGCCATTTGATCGGCGAAATATTCAGCGATCAGGTTGGTGTACGTTAATTGTGTTGTTTGAAATTGACCTGCTCCACGGGGGTAGTAATCAAGTCCAACCACTCTGCCGAAGTCGGCAGCACACACAGGACGCCCAAAGTTTTGAAGCGTTCCGCAATCATCTATTGTGCAATTTTCTGTTGCCATTTTTTCTTAGTTTTTAATTTTTAACAATTCTCACAACACTCTTGGGGGTTGTATCCCACATTTTTAAATTCAAATCGAACAACGTGGTATTTACTCATGTCGTTCAATTCTATTTGTGACCTATCAAACTCACGGTAACAATCATCTATACCGGTTGATATTTTTGATAAGTATTCTGAATAGGTTGTTTTCGCAATCGCTCTTTCAATTAGTGCCGTCATTTCTTCATCTGCCCTATGAGCAATTGATGGAAAGATTTTTGGCAAAATCGATTGAAAAATGATCGAAAAGTCAAATGAATGAAAGCCGTTATTTATATCACGAACCGGGTCAACCACAAAAAATGAAGTGCAATCGAACCTGTCATTTGTGAACACTTCGCGGTAATTTCCGTTCGAAGTATATACATGAGGTGTCAACCTTCCGTTTTGGTTAGGAATCATATAACACCTATGGTTGCTTTCCCAATTACCTAACATAGTTGTTCTACCGAGGCCTAGTAGGCTGTGCAACTTCTTTTGAAATCGGTCAATTTCGGTATCTACTCCGATTGTCGATATTTTTAGTATTTCGGTCATGATCTTGTGACTACATAAATTTGATTGTCTGCTCCAAAATATCCATCCTTGACCTTATCAATCTCGGTTTGAATAGAAAGCAGTTCAGATGTAACCAACTCACTTAATCCAACTATCCGCTGCAATCCATACCCTTTTTGTCCGTTAATCTGAATCAAAGTGTTCATTAATTCCTGCGCTCTGCGTGTTTCTGCATTTACACGAAGGGAACTAACATAAGAGGTCATTATGCTGATTGCCCATTGCAGTTGAATACACTTAGCAAACAAAAAAGCATTCTGCTTAATCAAATCAGTATAATCTTCATACGCGGTAATATCAAAGTTG